GACCCCGACAATAAAATACCTATGCCTTTCAGACTCGAAGTGCCAAAATGGCGCCCCAGTAAATGGGACGACGTTGTTGATATGTTTTACGCTGGGTTACGTGAGGTTGCTGACTCACGCCTAGTAGCGACTTTTATCAACTGGCTGAAAGGTTTAGCAGACAACTTTCTGCATTTTCTTCAACCACTTCTGTTGATTCTTGAGAAGTGCATGCACCTGGCCCTAGAAATAGGGCTCCCGTCCGTCCAACGGGTATACAATTCTTTGTGTGCATTACTAGACTGGGCCTGGGGTAAGAGTGACGCTACCCGGGTCAAAACAGTCTGGGGGCTAACCGGACTTTACAAATCCGGCCTCACATCAAAGAAAGCAAGAATGGTGCAGTGGATGCAACACATGGAACATGACAAGCGAGGTCAGTTCCTGGATGATTATGAGGAATTTGTCGAGGGGGTGAAGAAACATTCCCAACACCTTGAGGACCTCCGCCTAATAGGTGGGCCACAACGTCGGAAGGTCGGTTATGGTAAACCCGTCATGTCAAGGGCCTGTGCGAAAGCCCTTGGGATGAACGAAACCGAATTCATTGTGGATGAGGATTTTGAACGTCGTATCCAAGAATATATCAAGGAAGGCGTTCCACAAGGGATGGATGGTGTTTTCTTTGCCGACAAAAACCCAGATCGGCTCGCAAAAAGTATCCGGCGGTATGAACCTCAATACTCGCCGGTGACATCCGAAGAGAGGGCTCTGGTAAGGTCTGTCGCCGAGGCACTATTTAATGAACACCCAGAGGTTTTTGCCGACGCTGATATCATGCCTTGTGAAGGCATTAATTCTTATATCAAGGTCAAATATTCCCCTGGGTCCCCGTTCATTAATGGTGGGTACAATTCCCGGCGTGCCTTACAGGAATCCGGTATTATGCAAGTCATTTTAGACCGTGCCCAAGAGGCACTAAATACCGGAATATACCCGAACCAATTTTACCATGCGTTCGCAAAAGCACAGGTGGTCAATATGGAAAAACTGTTTCCACCTGTGTGTAAAGATTTAAGAACCGTGGTAAGCCAAGATCTTCTATCCTATTTTGTCGATCAAATCTTCCAGATCGAACGCACGAAGAGAATCAATTGGAAAACCTATGGGACCGGAGCCGGGATGCCTTTAGGTCAGCCGATGGCATGGATCTTTGACCAATTCCGAGATTTACAACTCCAGGAAGGTGGTCAATTCATCATCGCGGACGCCAAAGCATTCGATAGTAAGTGCAAGCCTGTACTATTCGAGGCAGCTGCTATACTATGGGAATTAGGTTTCAAAGGCCACAAATTGAACACTGATGGTCACTTCTCTTCGGTGCTTCGTGCCAAATATGACGCGATGCAAAATGGATGGATATTCGGGATAACTGAACCTGAATATGATTCTCTGACTGTTTGTGTCCCCGACAGAGAATCCAGAGCCCAATTATATAAAGGGGACCCCACCACCTATGTCCTGTTCCGGGATTTCTTGCAGTACAACAATATCGATCCGATTGAATTTCACAAGAAATCCCACGATGAACAACTTGGTATCTGTTCTCCCTTGAAAGTTCCGCATGGGAAAGTGTTGCTGACACCCCATCCGGCTTTCCAAATCCTTGCCTCGAGTTGGCAAGGCGTGTTCTCCCTGGAGGAGAACAAAGGGCAGTATTCAAGATATCAAGTCTTTCATTACCAGGACCCTAAAAATCTGCGAGTTGACGTCACACGACTCGCACACTCCTCGCGTGCACTTCTAACCAATGTGCATGCCAAAAACCGAGGCGGCGGAACAGGCCAGTCTAACACAAGTGGAGACAATAATGTCCTGTTCAGAGTGGGTATGATTTCTGCTTGGTGTCGTGCCACCGGAAAAACACCTCAGATGTTTTTCCGTGAAAACAAGCTTTACAACACTTCAGATGATACTGTCTGGTGGAGTAAAGCAATGACAACAGAGCAGATAGACGCATTCAAAATTGCCGCCAAAGACTTCGGCATCATTTTGGAATTAGGAACGACAAAGAAAATAACGGAATGTGAATATCTTAGTAAATTGCCACGGATCCCGACAACCGAGGACACGGCAGATTACAAAGAATGGCGTCGCGGACGTATGCAACAAATCGAGGATGCCGACAACTGGACCAAAGGCCAAATTGACCAGTTCAAGGAAACTAAAATGCCCCGGTATTTTATTGTCCAAAATCCTGCAGCCATCCTACTCCGACGAACCGAATTCCGTTATTACCAGAGTTCCATCCATCGGTACCTGCTCACCGACGTAGAGCGAGGCGCCGGCCATGCGCTCGTCACAGCATTCCAACCAACGTTGTATAAGCGTTTTGCGGTTGAATGGTGCGAGAGCATGAATAAATTATGTCGTCAACAACACATAAATCAAAAATGGCAACTGATCGGGCAATATTCTTCTTCCAATGGGAAACGGCAGCCTATCAATGATCGCATTGATTGCCGTGTTGAAAATGTTAACCCCAATTGGAAAGTGAATTATAAAAGTGCACCCCGACAAGAGGCATTCCTCGCCTGGCAAAAACAGAATAAATTTCCCTCGTATCGACATGTACTCGCGATACACATGAGAGAAAAGGATCCTGATCCCTTAGCACACGAAAAGTTTATTGCTAAGTTGGATAAAGCCTGGCGCGGAAATGACCAGATTTTCGCGGAAGCCATGGATGGTTTAGCGTTGTTAACCGATTATATACCAGAAGAGTTTCGCAAGTTCACGCCGGGAGTAGACATGTTGTACGCGGAGGTGCCATGGACCACACACCACCAGTACATCGAAAAATTTACCTACCTCAAGATGCTTGAGGAAGGGCTACTTCCTGAGGAAATCACGCTTCAGGTGTTTGATGCTAGGCTCCGTGAGTCACCTTATGGTGTCTGCATCAACGCGGTGAAATTTTACGACGACCTAAAGGACGCCAATTACCAGGCGGCGCTCCTTGACAGTGATGTCACACAATTCCAAGGCCTGGTTTTGTTAATTTCAATTTTATATTTCAGCATGCGCCCTGTTGAAATTATGTTACAAGCGGTCCCTTTTGTCGGGCCGTTATACAACCTCTTTATGTGGTCGTTCTGGGGCCTGAATAAGGTCTACGGATTAGCAAACACCACATATTGGCATGGGAAAGCCAAAAGTTCAAGGGAGATATCCAGCATGTTACCTCGCGACCCTTATAAGTGGTCTAAGAGAGCTTGTGTCTCTATTGTGGATTTTGTTCCCGAACGGGCAGGTTACATTTTCTTACCTTTCCTTTTATTATTAGACATGATCAGCGGGCTGATCGAAGTGATATTTGGACGTTGGTGGCGTGCAGGCACTGAAATTAAGAACACCGGCGAAGCTAATTCCGCACCTAATAATCCCTGGCAACCCTACGCTCACACGTATCTAGAACAACTCAAGAAATGTGACTATGGGGTTAGTTGTGATGGCAAGTGCGGCCATTGCCACACCGAGGTTCCGAGAATCACGGTTGCGGCGAAAACAGCCACAGGGAAAAGTACGTTTCTGCTTGCTGCGTTGCATTCAGAACGTAAAAATTATAATGTCAAGCATATCTGGTTATTGGTGCCGAGGAAAATCCTCCGGAACGAATGGTCCATACCGTTTAAAATTAGATCACAAAAACTCATGCGGTCGGTCGTACGAGACCCGACAGCATCGATCTACATCACAACGTATGGTCATTTCCTTAACCGGTTACCTGATCTTAATCCTGCCACAGACCTGGTTATATTCGATGAATTCCATGAGCGTGATGGATTCATGTTACAGGGCTTGGAGGGATGGCACGGACGAACTATCCTGCTCTCTGCAACCCCTGTCTTAATGCCAGGAATGGGTGAGATTAAGATGAATAACCCCAATATACCAAGGAGGTTTGACATAACAGTCTATGAGACTAATACCGAAGATCTAACTACAATGTGGATCCAAGCCCGGAACCAATTTCCGGGCGACAAAGAAGGACTATTTGATCGCCCTCTATTCATCGTTCCAACGTATCGAGAATTGGAACGAACGATAGAAGCCATGCGATATATAGCCCCAGAATTCACATGGGTCGAAGTTTCTGCTCGTAGTCCCAAAATACCTGAAGGAACCAAAGGCGTTGGGATAATAGCGACCCCGTATGTACAAACGGGGCTTGATATTAAACCAGCACCGACAATCCTCTTCGATTCAGGCAGGGATGTCAGGATACATAAGGGCGCCAAAGTGACCCCTAACCCCCCGACAGACCCAAAGACCAACGAGCAGAGAATAGGTCGAGTAGGTAGATTAAAGGCTGGCGTAGTGTACCAGCCAAAATGCGCAGGGACTGGGAAAGAGGCTATCATATACCCATCTGGGGTTCATTTCTTTTCGAAGATGGTCGCTGAGTTTTATAAAGTCCCTCGCTTGACTGAAACCTCAAAGACCATGGAACGACAAAATCATCACCTTCCTCCAGATGTAACGCTTCTGCCCTTCTTATCATTCTCGGCTTCGTGCTCCCCAAGTGAAGCCAAATCTTTGCTTTTCATTCATGCCCTAGCCCTCTTTGGCATAGCCAAAACTGATTGGGAAATGTATTATTCGAGGTACTTCGAGTTACATCTCCCACTCAGTGAAGACATGGACATTATTGAAAAAGTGATGAACCAACCAGGTTTTATGTTGCAGCCTCCTTTGCCTTGGAGCGTAGCATGCCAAACCCTCTACGAGGGCAAGGTAACCTGGGGTATCGCGGGTAAGGACGTCGTTACCATGCCTTTATTTCCGCAAGACGGCAAATGGGTGGCGGACCCGAAATCCAACTTCAATGACCAAGTAAGTAAAAGGCAAGAACAAGTCGCTTCCTCAGATCCAATTGACGTTTGGAGAAAGGAAGTCGACAAATATTCAAAGGAGAACAAGTCCTTGCGTGACAAACTCCAACGAATAGAAAATAAAGTTCAAGCCTTACTTCCCTCCTTAGAACAACTTCAATGTGCCAAAACTAAACAACAGCAGTTAAAGACACAAATGTCTAAAGTTGTTAAGGAACTGGAAGTCCGACATGTTCAGAAGAAGTTACAACCGATTCTTGAAACCCATTTTAATGAGGCCCTCCAGCCTGTTTATAGACAGAGAGGTTCTATATTAACGGAAACTGGAGGTGCGTGCAGCCAATGCAGGTCAGAGGTTGCGCATCACCATAATCCTGGTACATACACCCAAAAGGGTTATGAGGGTTATCGTGATCTCAAATGGGTGTTCGAGAAATCATGAACATCATCCTCGATGGGGATAGTACCATCGGCCTAGTATGGAATGGCATTATCCATACCGACCGGCGCTGTCACTTGAGCCAATCTAAGTGACATTTGTGTGCCGATTTAAGGCTTGTGTATTCAAACACGCACATCTTATTTCTTATCTACGACTATCATTTTGGCGAAATGATCTACGCCTTCCACGTAGGGGTGGATGATCTATTTTCATCGCCTAGTCAGCCAACACATATAACCAGATTGGGGTTAGTACCTATCCCGGTGGACCTGGCAATGGTTCAGTAAGGCACTGTCATCCGTGCTAATCTGTATGACAGCTGATGGATCTGCAGTTTAACTAGATCAATGCGTGATGGCACTAACATCCCCATTCTGCCCGTCAGAATCTTTGATTCATACGACGGGGATGACGTAAGCGCCGGTGATTCCTGTGTAAGTTGCCTTCGAGCTACTGAAAAGTGAAATAAGTGGTGGGCTCTCGTCATTGTCTCTTCGTTGGAGACCATGAATCTGTACTGGTCTATGTCCAGCCTAAACTCATAGTCATAACAAATGAGAGTGGCATACAATCCATTCCCCATTCCAGTGGGTAGACGTAATTGACACGTCCCTAAATAACGTCGTAATACCAACTCATCGTGGTCATAAAGTTCTCCGCGATGTTGATCCGATCATCCCTCTCAGGGGAAACGAACTTCAAACCTCGCGCGACACGAGGATAAACGGAAAGTTGAAATTAATCCTGGACGCCAATTCAGGTTAAACCCAACTGGCCTAAGCGGATGTAACGCCCGCCTAATACCAAATCCATGGAAATCGTAACCATGTAAAACCTAACCGATCAGTTCAGGACTGAATTATCCTGG